CTATATAACGACGATAACCTAGTTGAGCTTGTGGGTAAATTTTACAAGGCTAACTATTGGGATGCTATGAGGCTTGATGAGATAAATAGTTATCAAAAGCAGGTGGAAATGTTTATATTTGGCGTAAACGCTGGGTGTAAAAACGCAATTAAAGCAGCTCAAAAGGTTGTGGGCGTTACAATGGACGGCATTTTAGGCGCTAATACTCTAGCTGCGATAAATGCGTACAATGAAGTAAGTTTTAATAAGGACTATGACCGAGCGGAAATTGCATATTATAGGGCTATTATTTCAGCTAACCCAACTTTGGCTAGATATGAAAGAGGTTGGATTAATAGATCTTTGGCAGTGTAATAATGGGGGCGATTTGCCCCCAAAATAACCCCATAAGGGTAAAGCTCCTTGAATAATAAAATTATACGCCCTTATCTCTTGAAGAGGGGTTATTGTCGGCATCCTCTTTGTAGCCAAAATATTTAATAAGAACCGAGCGATCGGCGTTTTTTAAAAGACGCACCAAACTTTTTCTATAATCGCCCTTTGAGCTATTCCACCCCAAAAGCGTTTGGTATGGAATGCCGGTTAGCTCGGATACTTCTTTGAGTGTCATTTTTTTATCTTTTTTATTTTTTAAAGCGGTAGTTATGATAAACTCCGCTTTTCATTTTTTCTTTTGACCCATTTTTGAAGTCAAGAAAAAAATCACTATTTTCATAAACGATAGTTGCGATCGCACCATCTTCTATTTTTTCGAGAACGTCCCCCTCATAAAGCTCGTGTTCTTTTTTTTCGCTGTCTTTCGCAACAAAGCCGGTGAAGCGCTTTCCTCTTTTCAAGGCTTCGAGATCAAAGCTTGATAGCCTGTCAAATCTTTCGATTAGCAAAAACTCCGTCATTTTCTCGCCTATCATTTCGACAGTAGCTTCGACTCTGTCGATTATGGGCGCATTGCTGCCGCGATCGAAAAGAGGCGTTTTTACCCCTCTTGCAAACGCTTCTGCACGACTTACCCCTAATATGGAAGCGATTTCGTCCATAGATAGGTGAACTATTTTTGGCTCTACTACTTCACCGTCAAAATAGACATACCCATTTTTGGCTTTCGCGGCATCGGCGTCAGAGACATTTGTTTTTTTGTTGTTGATGTATACGGAATACCCACTTTTTTGGCTTCCGTATAGTTTGTATGATTGATAATCTTTCTCTTTAAGAAAAAGACCGAATGTTTCCATATTTTTCATCTCATCTCCTTTATTTTTGATAAGAGAATTATACGCCTTATTTGCTTAGATATTGCTTAAAATATATGTAATAGATATAAAAAAGTATAAAATAAATATCTTATGTTGTTTTTTGGGGCACAATTGCTTTTACAAACCGATCTAAAAAACTCGACTTGTAAAAATAATTTTAGTGTGCCTCAAACTGTGCCCTATTTTTTGTCGAAACCTTGACGATTTGACAAATTTTAAACAAACGCGCCTTTTTCTTAGCCCATAGTGTTGCTGTTGAAGTCTCGATTTTGCCGTGTTTGCGCCATTTTTATTGTTGGGCGCTTATTTTACTCCGTTGGAGTTTGAAACAA